CAAAGTTCTTTTTACCATCGACAGAGAGCAAATCCAATTTGAACATCGGTTGCTTCGATTCTGGATCAATCACTTGAGGAAGGATCACCGCAGACTGTTCATTCATCTGCAAATTACGCATGACCCCCTCGTAGTACAAGCGGATTGCCTGGACTTCGGGAGGCGCATCAGCAGCAAGATACTGGGCAGGTAACATTAAACATTTGTGTTCAGATAAGGTCGTTAATCTTATCCCGCTTTATTCAAGCTGCTATATGTCACCATATAGATCAGACTATATCACACTCCAATTTGGAGCCTTCCTATTTCGGGCCACTTGACCCTACTCCCATGCCTGGGATAGTCGTTGCACTTTACTCAAACTATGCACAAAGTTAATTAGATTCCATACTCTTTAGATATGTCTTTGTAAATTCTTTTACGTCGAATATCTTGAATAATGTTCTTTGTGATTCTTTTGTTTGTGGCGATTTCTAGAATCTCACCTTGTGTCAAACCTTTTTGGATTTGCTGACACAACCAGTGAATTGTTTCGCAACTTAGACTTCTACTTCTCTTCCTGAGTTTGTAGTTATTAGAAATATGCACCCAACACTTTTTAGCTCTTATCAAACTAATCATGTACTTTGGTACGTCTGTTTCTTTTTCAATGTCAAAGTTACGATACCCTTCCTGAAGCATTTCACAGACTTTCACGATCTGTTCATCTGTGTAAATGCTTGTAGGAGATTCTTCTCCACGTTTAATCAAGTTAGTTCTTTTAGCATGATCCATGTTTTCTTGATGAGTTACCCATTCAAGATTCTCAACATGATTATTTGTCTTATTACCATCTATATGGTTGACAAATGGTTTATTCTCGGGATTAGGAATAAACATCATTGCTACTAACCGATTCAGTCTATACCAAGTGTACTTTTTAGTTCCACTATCATAAAGAGCCAGTTCATGATAACCGTTTTTCGTAAGTTTGGGTTTTAGAATCCCACCTTTACCAGTTATAACTACACCGTCTTCTCTTATTGAATAGACTGTATCAAAAATTTGTTTAGTTTTCATAGCACCTCCTACTGTTGTTCGGGGTGCATAGTTTGAGTCTTAGCTCAGGATTGTCTCAATGAGAGTTTCCCTGAATTAAAGAAGTTTTTCAAAAGCAATTACTTGCTTAGGCCGCTTTTATAAGTTAACGGGCAAACCATTAAGGTCTTTTGCTACACCTGTTGCTTCAAGTTCTTCCAGTGCAGTCAAGAACCTCCAAGCAAGATACGCATCCCGAAGGGGAGACTTACCAAAAGGGTCACCTCGGTGTTTACCTGTACGGAACAACAAGAACTTGCTGCGTGGGATGTTAATCAAGTTAGACCGCTTGCTGAAACGGTTATAGATATCATTGATAGCAGAAAGGTTCTGTTGTACGCCAATGATTTCGTTACCGTCTTCAGAGAAGATGAACTTGGAAATACTTTCCTGCACACGGATAGGCAGCTTCTTCCAGCCAATGATACCATCGTCGTAAAGGCTACCGTTTGCCTTGTAACGCTTACGGAATACCTTTTCATGCACAGAGAATCCAAAGATATTAGAGCTAAGAACATCACGAATGAATTCAGACCAAGGTTGCTCCATGTCTTGCATCATTTGATTGATAATCTTGGCTTGTTCTTTTTCTTCTTCTGTGGCATCAGCAGGGGGCTTGTAAGTCCAAGTAGCCTTAGAGATAATGTTCTCAAAGAGAGTCAGAGGAGCATTCACTGCTGAGTGATAACTCATGTCCCGGAATGTATTAATACTTCTAGGCCAGTTCAACTCTGCTTTGAGTTCATCTTGGGTTACACCACCGAAGTGGCGAATCCCTAGGCTACCAAGTTCACCCATGCGAAACCGTTCAGGTTGATCCAAAGGACTTACAGCCTTTTCAATTGCTTTTTTTCTTGCAGCCATAAGGCTCCTTTATTTTATGTTGAAAGTAGGTAGAGTGAAGTTGCCTCTGTTTTGTCCGTAGGAGGTGTGGAAGGATTGAAGAGGTTGACCTGAGACTTGGATGTTGGGGAGGGTCATTGTTGGTAACTCAAAGTTCTGAAGCAGCACATATGTAGCATCACTCGTTGCGTCAACTTGGTCATCATGCACCCTAGATCGCTGCCCTGTAAACGCTTCTAGCTCATCTAGATATGCCTTAGTCCAAGGAGCGTCCCGGATAATCTGTACAAACCTTGCCTCGGCAATAGTAGCGAAAGGGCGAAACCGTTGCACCTTTGCTGTGCTGGGTTTAACCAACTTTACTGTGTAACCCTTTTCAGCAAGTTCCCTTTGAAGCTGTCTACACCAAGCCCCAGCAGTTGCACCCGGATCAAGAGGAATCGCAATAGTAATTCCCGGCCCATCTGATTTAGCAGTATCAAAGATTAACTCTTTTACTACATGAGGACGATCTTGAATTCTTACCACATCTTCTACAGTAATAACACTGTCTTTATCTCTACTTAGGAGAACCCCAGCAGTCCAGTCAGGATCAGGATTTATTTCGGATGGTTTTGTCCCAGAAATATCCCATGCTCTTACTCGTTTTGTCGCTCTGATATTTGCCGTGTCAACAAAATTTACCCACTCTCTTTTGAAAAAGCCACTAGCGGTTTCACGAGCAGTCCATGAACCCAAGAGAAGTCTTTCCATTTCCGTTCTAGGTAGAGCCTTCAAACGAGAAACGTAAGACGGATCATTTTTCATTAGAATAGGATTGGAATAGATATTTCCTGGTTGAAACATGAAACTCATGATCCCAGACTCTTTACCTTTACCATAAACTTCTTCCGCCTCTTCCCTTGTATTGTAGAGGATAATACCTCCGGGAGAATTGACAAAATAACGTGTGCGCGGATTAAAGCGAGTTTCAGGGAGGGGAATGCCATCTACACCTAAATCTGGCTCAACTAGCTGCTTAATCCATGCATCAGGGTCTGGGTTACCAGTTGCACGGATTTGCAAAGGATAGTCTACGGACACTGACCGAAGGCGACTGAAAAGATAAAGGCAGGATTCTTTATCAAGCTGTTGAATTTCATCAAACCCCAGCCAACTTAGCTCCGCACCTTGCCAATTATATTTATCCTTTGGATCATCCAAATAAGATAATTTTAATTGTGCCCCTGAACTAAAGCGAAGTTCCATATCCCTTGACAATACTTTCAGCTTTGGATCAACCTTCATGAAAAGGTTAACCGCAGCATCGAACAGGCCACCTGTGTTTGAACTTTGTTTGAGGGTGCGCCTGAAGATAGCCCCGCGAGTTCGTGGGTGATGGCAAACCTTTAAAAAGGAACCCAGAAGACAGGCTGTTTTACCTGCCCCTGCGGCCTAAAATGTTGTGTGCTTCGCTAATGCACTCCCAAATTTCTCTGGGTATCGGACTATATCTTGTGTTTTACCACCCTACTGTTTCAGAGTCGCTTGACCCTTACTGGCTACGCCATAGTCTCTACACACGCCCGTGGTGAACCACTGCTTGGCTCGGTATTGCCCTCGTCTTTACGTTAGGGTTTCACCGAATTAAGTAGGTTTTAAATGGAGGCGCTAAGTTCACCACCATAAAATGCAAAATCCGCATCAGACAGCAAGAAATTTTGCTGTTCCAAGGATGCAGGAGCAAATGCTAATTCAGACAAATTGAGTCTCCTTGTTATATTGCTCTATCTCCGATTTAAGCAACTCTGTCATGTCAAGCGGATAACACTCTGTAAATCCATTTTCCATATAATTACTCATTAAACTTTTATCCAATCTCTTGTAACTATACTTATCATGAAGTTCTCGCTCTAAGTTTACAGCATCTTGTCCATTATTAAATTTCCTGCTATAGACGTATTCAATAGAACCTTCTAGTCCGTACCTCATTGCTCTTGAGTTAACGTCCATAGCAAAACCTAACTTTAATACTTCACCTATTGGAAGCATAAACTTCAATAAATAGACTGAGATGGGTTGAGTGAAATCAATCGTTCGTTTTGAGTGAGTCTTGCACTCAAATGTCCCTTTAGGTACACACGAAATAGCTATTTCTTTTGTACACCCACACGGTAAAGTGTATATCCGATAATCATAATGCGAGGACTTTCTATCTTTATGGTAAATTAGTCCAGCAGCTTGAGCCTCTTTTTCATAGTGATTATCCTGACAAATTCTACACCTATACACACCTTGTCTCATAGCTGTAAGATATACAACTTTCTCATGTCCACAAGGAAGCAAATAATGCCTCTTACTGTCGTTTCTAGGTTTATCCAAAAGAACAGCACCCTGAGATTCTGCCTCCGCCTCGTACTTACTCTGCAGGCACTCATTACATGCTACCGCGCTGAATCTGACATTTGCAGTTTTCATATCCCTAGAGTGCCCACACGGGAACGTGTAGTTCCTCCAATCATTACCTTTTGACTTTACATCCTTATTATAAATCAAGCCAAATTTGTCGGCTTCTTTTTGAAGTTTAATATCAAGGCACTCTTTACAATGAAAACTTCCGTGTTTTGACTTCCTTACAGCGCCATAGTGTAGAAAAGTAAAATGTCCGCACTGTAACTGATAATATCCATAACAGCGATTATTTGTCTTACTTACCAATCTTACATTCTTGTCTTGAGCTTCAATTATTTGATTCTCAGGAATTTCAATATCTTCTCTTATTTCAAATTTCTTTACCATCGTTTCCCTCTGACGCCCTCTTATTAGAAACAGCAGCAGGGAGTGAGGGATAACTCCTTTTCGGTTGGCCTACCTAGCTGTGTTTTAAAATCACTCTTCCTCGGGTTTAGGAGGAATCATATGTAGTGAAAAAGCAGGCTTGTGCAGCGGTTGCACGTCCTCAACCTTTTCAGTTTCAGTCATCTCATCTCCCCTGCTCGGAGCATACAAGCTTTCCAGCAAATTCATATCATGCTTCAGGATCATATCAATAATCTTTACTTTTGCTGCTTCGCTAGTCTTGGGGTCATCCAGCATTGCTTTCAGGTGCTTCAAGGCAGAATGCTTCAAAGGCTTAAACTTACGGGCAGTTGTAAGATGCTCTTTGTCCTTTGCCTCTCGACGGGTCAAGGTTTTCTCATCGCCCTTCAAGGGTCTACCCCTCCGATTCACATTGGGGTCAGGAACCCCTCCATT